AAACAGCACTCTTTCACAGAGCGTTCCGGGTAACGACTTCCAGTCAGTGTTCTACAACCTTTACTCATCAGTTATTGCTGACCCTGACATGATTCTCACAACTGCTTCAATCCGTAAGGCATTGGCAGCGAGCATCCAGCAGGAAGGTACACCAACTGGTTACCGTCTTAACTACCAGACAGGTAGCGACGGAGTAACAATCGGTTCAGTAGTCACTGCGATTCAGAACGAATCAACAGGAAAGATGGTTGACGTTGTTGCTCACCCATACATGCCTGCTGGTGTTGCTCTGGTTCACAGCAAGACACTTCCATTCCCAGACTCAGGTGTTTCAGAGACTGTTCAAGTGGTTAACGTTCAGGACATGATTGTCCTTGAGTGGCCACAGATTCAGTTGTCATGGGACATCTCGACCTACCAGTACGGAACACTTGCGTTCCGCGCTCCGGCTTGGTCTGGTGCAATCACCAACATCGTTTCATAACGATTGGTTACAAATCGCTAGTTGAGTAATCGGCTAGCACGGAGAGTGTGGTGCAAGGGTTTGCCTCCCCTGACCCTTGCACCACTTCTCTTTTTAAGGGAGAATAAAAGTATGAGACTTGTAGGTAGCGATAAAGGATTACAACAGGTAGAGGTTGGTAACAAAGTTATCAATCGCTCCAAAGACGGAACCTTCAACGTTTCGGGAGCAGAAGCACAATTACTAAAAAAATCAGGAGACTTCGCTGTGGCTGGTATCACATTTCGTAATGCAAATGGTTATGAATGCCAGTCATGTCATTTCGTTGGCTTGTACCGCGACAAGTGCGGTCGTTGCGGTGGTACTGAATTGATACCAGAAAGTTCAACAGATGAGTAACATCGCCACCGCTTCATGGATACAACAATCGGGGCGCATTGAGCCTTATGTCTCTCTAGACGAGGTTAAGTTTTCCGCCACCGCCTCCGCTATTGACTTTTCTAATCTGGTCGAGAATGGCTCTCAGGCAGTTCAAGACCGCTCGCTCGCAGAACTAATCGTTCGCGCTTCCTCTATGGCTGACCTGTTCACTATGGGTCAATACGGTTCTTTGAACGCAACCATCAACACGGAGAACGGACGCTACCGACCAAATCGCTTGGCTCAGGTAATTATCAATCCGTATTTCACACCAATCCTTGCCGTCACAGACTTCCAAATTGGTTGGGGTCCGGGTCAGGGAATGTACGACATTACGATTAACAACGACACATGCTCAATCGAGCGCGAGCAGTTCATTGTTACTTACGCTTCAAGCATTGGTCTTTCAGTTGGTCCGCTAACAATCGCCGGTGGAAACTGGGCTCCTGACGCAGAACTATTCGCTCAGTGGACATACATCAATGGCTGGTCTAACACCTTCACAACTACGACAACTAACGCCGGCTCTTACACTCTTGAAGTAACTGACTCAACAGGAATCTTCCCCGGCATGAACATGACTATTTGGGATGGAATGAATGACGAGTACGTTCTTGTTGATTCATCATTCGTATTGGGAAACACCACTATTCCACTTACAAACCCAACACGTTTCAAGCACGGCATGGGAGTGAACTTCTCCGCTATGCCAGCAACTATTAAACAAGCAGTAATTCACTTTGTCGTTGGGCTTGTAAAGCAACGCGGTCAAGGTGGAATTGTTCTCAACGAACTCGGAGAGCCAAGCGCAGTAACACCGAAGGCTCAGGCATCCGCAGAAGACATGATGGCTGGTTACGACTTGCTCGACCAGTACCGCATTGTTTGGGCTAGGTCGTAATGTCACGCGCTACGGTGCGAGCAGCGATAACCAAATACCTCGTTGGCGCAGGAGTAACAAACCTTTCAACTGTCAAACCATTTCCTGCAAAGTTCACGCCGGAGATGGAGTTCTACGCAGGAGAAGACCCTGGACACAGTTCAGGTGCAATTCTCTACATCTACTTCGACCGTCAATCTGAAAAACGCATCGCTCTCGGTGGCGCGCACAACGGTAAAAAAGCAGTCGAATACTCCGTAGTTCTTGATTGTTTCCTTCGCTCAACTAAAAAGAAAGCAGAAGACGCCGGACAAGACAATGAAGATTTCTTGGACAGTTTGATTATTGCTATTCGTGCCGACCGTAATGCCGGCGCACCGGGAACTATCTTTCAGTGGGGAGAAGGTATGTTTCCGGGAAGTTCTGACATAGAAGTAACTTCGTACTATCCGCGCCAGTTAAACGGCTCTGCCAGCGCGACACAAATCTACTCCTCTGTTAGAGTTGCAGTCATTGAGATTTTGAACACATAGGAGCATTATGTCAAAGTTCACTTACACCGGCGACCAGAAGCGCGTTTATCCTCACATCACTGTGACCGGCGCAGTTCTTGTTGCAGAAGCAGGAAAGACCTACGACCTAGAGTTCCAGCCATCTGACGGACGTTGGGAGCCAGCAACAACTCCAAAAGCCTCTAAGACCACGCCAGAAGCCGATTCTCAGCCAGCAGTAGAAGAAACAATCCAAACCCTTAACGAGGAAGAATAATGCCTACAAACCAAGCCTTTTTATCCGCCAACAGTTACCTCGGACTTGTTCTTGAAGCAAACCTTGCTGCTGGCGTAACGACACCTACTCGCGGTACTGCTTCTACTGGTTCTTACTCGCCTTACTTCATTCCTGTTACTTCACCACAGGTAACACCAATGCAGACATTCCTGCGCGACGAAGCCTTCCGAGGTTCACCTAACCTTGTATACGACCAAGTTCAGGGTGTGCGTCACGACGAGTACGACTTCAAGTCATACCTCTACGCTGACACCTTTCCAATGCTGCTTCTTTCAGTTCTTGGTGGAAACGACATCGTTACTAACGTAACTGGCTCTGCCTACCAGCACGTAATTGGTCTTTACAACGACCCAACACATGGCTCACAACCATTGTCTTATTCAATTATGGACTATGACGGTGCTAACTACTTCCTAGTTTCAGGCGCACAAGCAGAAAGCCTCAACATCACATTCGGAGCAGAAGCATCAGCAGACGGAACAATCAAGTTCTTCGGAAACCCATACGTCTCATCAACGACTGCACCAGCACCATTCACTTCATTCTCATACGTAGAAGAATCTGGCGAACACCCAATTCCTGCATGGGATACATCAATTTCAATCGGTGGAACAACCTACAACTACATCTCTACCGGTGAGTTGAAGATTGACCGCAAGACCAAGCCAATTTTTACAATGGGCGCACAGGCTCCATACACAAATTTTGCTGGTCCTGTTGAAGTTACTGGAAAATTCACTGCCGTCATCAACAGCACAGCAGACACATTCTCAACGACGGCTGGTGGAAACTTCGCTCTTACTCGTTCACCAGAGCCAATGACAATTACGCTCACTGACCCTAACGACATCACAAGCGGAACTAACCACAGCATCGCTTTGCAGTTGTCAGCAGTTCAGTTTCACGACGTAAAGCGCACACGCGGTAAGGAATACACAGAAGTCGAAGTGTCATTCACTGCTAACGGAAATACTACTGACACACCTAGCGGAACTGGTTACTTGGGTTACTCACCTATCAAGACCACTATCGTTAACGCTCAAACAACTGCTTACCAAACCGGCTATTAATAAACTAAGGGGAGAACATGCCAGCAATAAACCTATCCACAGGCGATTCAGCGATTATTTATTCTCGTAATGAGATTAGTGAGCGCACGAACCGTAACATTTCGCGCGCGTTCATGGGCGCAGGTGCTATCGCTTCTAAACTTCAATCTCTAGGTTTTGACGAATTGAAGCCTGAAACATGGAACAAATGGTCAGAACTAACACCAGAAGAACAAGAAAAAATAAATGATTACCAAGCAGAACTAATTGTTGGTTTTCTTAAGTCTTGGTCACGTGGAGATTTGCCAACAAAAGATTCCTGCCTTGACCTTCCTTCAACATTGTTTCAAGAACTAGCAAGCGAATGCTCAAAGGAATTCAGTAACGCTCCTGACTTCTCGCCGGATGGTGTTACAGACCCAAAAGCGCCTATCGCAGAATAAACCGCCTTCGCTCTGCTCTTGAAGGTAAAGACGCAGATGTAGATGAAGAAGTTGCTTCATACTTTAGGGAATACCGATTTCGTTCCGCATTTGCCTGTTCTCACGAAGAGTATTTAAGTCAGCCAAGCGAAGTAGTTGATTGGTTGCTTACAATAGATGGAATAGTCAAGGAGATTCAGAATGGATAATTTTTCAATGCACGTTAGCGGTGTTGACAGCGTTGTTCGTTATCTTGAAAATCAAACTGCAAAACTCGACATGGCTGCTCGTAACATCGTGCAAAAAGGCGGATTGATTATTGCCAATCACGCCAAAGATGAATTCAGAGGTGACTTCGGTACGCCTGATGAAAACTACCCGAACCCGACTAACAGAACACATAACCTTCGCAACTCAATCAAAGTTGTTGATGTCAAAAGGGAATCGTTGGGAACTTGGTCAAGCAAAACTGGTCCAACGAAGATTTATGGTCGTCGTGTAGAACTGGGTTATCCGGGAGGAGAAGGTCGCGGTCACGCGCGTACGCGAGCGTTCCCATACATGGGTCCGGGATTTGAAAAAAGCAGGGGAGAACTTAAAGAACTCTATTCTTATGAATGGCGAAAGGCACTTTCCTAATGGCTGATACATTAATGCCGCCAGTAATCGTTGAGATTATGGCTTCAATCAAAGACTTCACTGCAAAGAAAAACGAAACTATTGCAGGAATGAAGGAAATTCAGGCTGCCGGTGATACGACCGGTGCGAAACTTAGCGCAATCGGTTCAAAAATAAGCAACTTCGCTTTGATGGGTTCTGTTGGTATTGCTGCGTACGCAACAAAACTTGCTATGTCTTACCAAGAAGCACTTGACAAAGTAGCGCGAACAACGAATTTAACTAAACAACAAATTGAAGATTTAAGTCCAACAATTCTTAAAGTATCTACCGCTACTGCTACTTCGGCAACGGAAATTGCTGCTGCGTATGCGCAGGCTGTTAAAGGTGGGTTATCACTAAAAGACGCTAACGCTGCTGTAACTGCTTCAGCGCAATTCGCTAAGGCTGAAAGCGGAAGCCTCACAGACACGCTCAACGCTGCTCTCGTTGTTCAACGTTTGCACATTCAAGGAACGAAATCTGTTGCCCAAACAATGGACATTTTTACTAACGCAGTTAAAGATTCAAAACTAACTGCCAATGACCTCAACGCTGCTATGAGTGGTAAAACACTTTCTGTATTCGGCGCGTACGGAATGAACATTCAAGAAATTACAACGTTGTTTGCCGGTCTTGCTAATCAAAACATTTACGGCACACAAGCAATGCGCACTATGAACACGGCTCTTGCTGGTCTTGAAAAGTCAATGACAAGTTCCACTGGAAAAGCAACTGCTATGAACATCGCTTTGAGGAACATGGGAATTAATCAAGCAAGTCTTGCTTCTGAAGTTAACAAACCCGGAGGATTCTTGTTGATTCTCCAACAGTTGAATGACGGATTTAACAAGTACGCAACAGGAGCGCAAAAGGCTTTGGGAATTACTGCTTGGCTTAACAGTGTGTTCGGCAAAACAGTTGGACCAACTCTTGCAAACTTCATGCCTCAATTGCCAACAATGTTGAAGATGTATGCTGACGCGAACAATCCTGGCTCTACGCTCACTCAATTCAACGAATGGTTAAAGTCTCCATCAGGTTCATGGCAAAATTTCCTCACTTCTTTGCAAAACGCTTTGATTCCGATAGGTAACGTAATCCTTCCCAAGATGACGAGTGTCCTACAAGGAATAACAAAGGTTCTCAGCAACCCGACTGCCGTTAGTTGGGGAATGGCTGCTGGTGGAGCAATCCTTGCTGGTATTTTAACAAGCAAATTAATCAATGTTGGTGAAAGCATTGCTGCTGCTTTTGGACTGGCAATTGAAGGTGGATTAGGAGCGACCATTGGTGCTGCTATTGCTGCTGGATTACTTGGCGGTATTACTCTCGCTCATTACTTCTCTCCCGGAGGCGCAACGGTTCAAAACGCCAAAGACGAATTCGCTCATAATAAACTAAAAGGCGCTTGGGACATTTTTGCTACGACTATGGACGTATTCAAGAATGCCGCTAACGCAATCATCACACACTTGCCGGGTCACCCAGGAATACCAGACATTCCTCAATTCCAGTACAAGCCAGGTGGCGGAACAGTAGTTGTAAAGATAACAAAATAATGAGTAAAAACTTTGATTCAGGAAACATAAATAATGTTGAAATTCACATTGACGCTGATGCTATCGGTCACTATTTAGCAACCAACCCTGACTTTGTTGATGCAATAGCAGCACAAGTTAGAACGGCAATGCTAAAAGACGTTCGTAAAATGGGTAACCTATTTAAAACTTGGGGAGGATTAGGAGTGACAAATCAAACACTTCCACCTCCTACAACTTTGAACACCAATCAAAGGAATAGATTATCTTGACAATTGCTACATTACCTACACTTAAAGTTTACGTAGCCTTCAATACGTTGGCAGGTAGCCACACACTTAACACCGCTAATCAAGTTCCGTTTAGTGACACTTCTTACTGGACTGATGTAACTGCTTATGTTCAAGATTTCCAAACAATTGCAGGAAAACAACATTTCATTGACAGAGTTGAATCAACTGGGCTTACTTTAAACTTCAACAACAGAACTGGTTATTTCACTGGCAATCCTTATGTTCTTAATGTGCGTATGCCTATTGGCGTAACCGCGACTTGGAATGGAACTACCTATCCTATTTTTTGGGGATTTACAGACACGGTTAAAGAGAACATTCAAGACCAATTGAACTCTGAATTAACAGTTAACGCAACTGACGCAACAAAAATGCTGTCACTTCGTTTGATGGCGACAGATGATTTTTGGGATAATTACGTAACATGGGATAACACCTCTGCTTGGTACAGAGCGACTACTGCTGCTAGCGCAACCGTTACTGGTGCTAATGGTGTTAGTGCTGGTGGTGGTTATTACAACATCACCTATAAAGCAATAAATAATTTTACTGCCGGTCAATACGTAACCGTTTCAGGATTAAGTAATTCTTCTGGTGCTACTGGCAATTTCAACTTTTCTTGTGTTCCAATAACATCAGCAACACCAACTCAATTTGTTATCCAAGTCACTTTTCCTGCTACTACTGGTAATTCATCTGGTACTGGAACTGCTTACATCGCAGACGTTTATAACACTCTTACTGGTGCAAGCAATGGTCTTTATCAAGGCAACGTTTCTTTTCAAAACAACGGAGCGATGGTTTATGCAGCGAACGGTTGTGTTGACTTAGGTAATGGCGGAACTAACTTTTTCACTGGAGCGACCACTGTCGGTGGTGGTGCGCTGAACATAACTACCTTACCTAGTGGCTGGAACGGTGTTGATTTTTGGATACTTGGCAACGGTATCTCTGGTCAAACAGTTTTTACTCAAGATGTTTTTGTTAGTGGCACTCCTTCCGTTTATCAATTAAAAGTTTTCGTGACTTCAACAGGAGAATTGTCTTGTATTGTTTACAACGGTTCAACGCCTTTAGGTACAGCAAAAGTGTCTGGCAAATACATTAACGATGGTTATTGGCACCACATTGGTTTGATTTCTTTGCCTGATGGATACCTAGAACTTTACGCAGACGGCGCATTCGCGAGCGGTAGTGCTGGTCTTCGCTCGTTCGGATTATTTACTTTTGACGCTGCTAGTGGCAATTTTGTCATTGGTTACGACGGAATCGCGTTACAACAAAACTGTCTCGCTGCGTTAATTGACGAACTTGTAATAAGCACAAACGTTAGCGTTGCTTATTTGAGCGGTGAAGTTTTATTACGTTATAAAGCAGGAGTGTTGTTACAACAGGGGCAACCGGCAACTAATTATTCTTGTTATTCGGGAGACAGAATTGCTGAAATACTTTGCATTTCAGGTTATGGCAGTATTCAATTAGTCAGTGGTGCCCCACAAGTCGTTTTGCCAACTTGGACTAACTCTTTTGGAAACACAGTTAGCGTTTTGAACATTGCTACTTCTTACAAAACTTACATTCCTTACGTTTATGGAAACGCTAATGGTTCATGTCAAGTAGAACCTTATTATTACGACACGCCGGTAACAGGAACCTCTGCTCTCGGATTGATTCAACAAATAACTGAAACTGACATTGGTGCTTTTTATCAGGGTCCAGATGGTGCTTTTTATTTCAATCCTCAAAACTATTACGGAACATGGGCTTGGAACACACCTGTTAAAGGTCAAGGAACATGGACAGTCAACCCTGCTATTTCTCCTTCTGGTTATTACGTTTGGTCTGACAACAACACTGGAGTTCCATACGACGGACCATCGCTGTTAATGGTTAGAGATGATGTTGATTTGTGGAGCGTTGTTAAAGTATCTCCTCAATCTGGAGCAGAACAGATTTATGAAAATGAATCTATTGAAGACCAGTACGGTTATTCAACTCTCACCAAAAGTTCAACAGTTCCTATTTCATTAGACGCTGCTTTGTCTACCGCTAATTTTCTTGGCTATCTTTTCAGCGCTCCACTACCTAGAGTTCAAAACGTAGAACTGCGTGCAGAAACAGTAGAGACAAATGTGACCACGAGAGTTCCGGGTTATTACATACCTGCTCTTATTGGTACACTGTTCGGAGACGTAGTGCAGTTCATCAGAACACCACCTAACGCTTCGGGGGCAGGAATCGTGAATCAAAAAATGGTCGTTGAAGGAATCAGTCACCAATTCCACGCAGAGCCGGGAACGTGGAGAACTTCTTTCATTCTTGACCCATACCCTGTTAAGTCATAATGCCGAACATTCCTAATACGACAGCAGCAGGATTGACGCTCACTTCAATTGGTGATGGAACTAACGCTTCTCGTTGGGGTTCAGGTGTCTCATCATCTTCTGGCATGCCATCAGGAACTATCGTTGATTTCGCTGGTTCCTCTGCACCCACTGACTGGTTGCTTTGCGATGGTTCTTCCGTAAGCGCTACAACTTACGCAACACTATTCGCTGCTATCGGCTATACATACGGTGGTTCAGGTGCTTCATTCAACGTTCCTGACCTCCGCAACAAAATGTCTATCGGTGTTGGAACTAGTTATACATTGGGTTCTACTGGTGGTAATGCAACGACAACATTGACTGTTGCAAACTTGGCGGTTCACTCTCACAACTTGTATCTTTCTCACACACACGATACAAACGCAACTCACAGTCACGGATTCACAGAAGGAACACACCACCACGCAACATCAAGTTTAAGTCACAGTCACGCAATGTCTGGTGGTACTCACGCGCACGGTGCTGATTCAGCAACGAATTACGGTTCATTTTGGGGCAACGGTACTGGTCACAGTTATGTTGTTGGAACTGGTGGTGTTACTGGTGGAATTGACGCAGGACGTATGACTTCGACCGGAGACGGAACTCCTGTTGGAATGGTTGCAGCAGCAGGTTTGACTGGAACTTACAACAGTGGAAGTAACATAACCGACACTTCAAGCAGCGTTGCTTCTGGTTCAGGAACTATCACATCTAGCACAGCATTGCTTGGACCACTCGCAACGGATGTAACTGGTAGTGCAACTCCATTCAGTAATGTTCCGCCATACCTTGCGTTAAACAAAATAATTAAAACATAGGAGAATCATGGGCATTTCATTTAACAAAATAATTACATGTGACGGTTGCAATAAAACTTTGACGGACAATACGAATTTCAATTCTTTCGTAGAATCGCCTAACGGAACTGCTGCAAAATTATTTACAGAACAAATCGTTGTATGTGACATCAATTGTTTCAAAACTTTTGCTGCGAGCGTAGTAGCGCCAACTGCGTAGTTCATCTACACTTGTAGCATGACTGACGTAAGACAAAACATTGTTGCATGGGCTAAATGGTCTGCAACCAATCACGGCAAATTCAATTATTCAGAAGGACCAGCGCGCATGTCTGGCATCGGGAATCCCGGAAAACTGCCTGTCACTGCTGACTGTTCAGCCTTCGTAACTCTTTGCTACAACTGGGCTGGCGCTCCTGACCCAAATGCACAGTCTTACAATCACACCGGATACACCGGAACGCTGCTTGCGCACGGTCAAAAAATTGCACTCAAAGATGTTCAACCCGGAGACGTAATTGTCTATGGACCCGGCACAGGATGGCACACAGCACTCATTGTTGACGTATCAGGCGCTAACGCTAAAAACCCTCTAACCATTTCACATGGTCAACAGGGCGACCCTAGTTACGTTCACGTCAATCAAGACGGTCGTTTGCCTCAAACATACCTGCGTTTCAACACGAACGCCATGACCACTCAGGGGATTCACACTCCACCGGTTGCATAATGCTAGCCAACGTATTGAATAATACGAACTGGTGGTTCACATTCATTAGTTCGTTTTTCTTTTGCGTAGGTGGCGTGTGGGCGATTGTTCGTTTCATTCACAACTACTTAGAAAAATCAGTGGAGGAAAAGTTGTCACTTCGTCTTGATTATGACGAGAACAACATCCGAATAGAACTAGACCGAATAGAGAAGAAACTTGAACGACACCTTGGATACCATGAAGGTCAAGAAGAATAAATACACACACCCGGTAACTGGAGACGCCATTGGGTTAGCAGAGCATTTAAGTTGGAAAATTCAAGGCGTGGTTCGCCGATGGTCATTTATCATGGCAATCACCGCCGTAACGTTTACGTGCTGGTCAACTGGAAATAACCACATCATTTTGTGGTGGAACTTTGCTGCCTCATGGATGGCGCTAGTTCTTGAATCCATAGTCGGAATTGCCATGTTCCAACAGACTAAAGCAGACGCAAAAGTAATCCGTAAAATCCTCAGTCTTGAGCATGAGCAGTTTGACGAACTCAAAGAATTAGTGCTTACCGTCCAAGATGAGTTTGACGAGCCGGAACCAGACTTGCCTTTGAACATTGAGACCAATAGGATGGTCGCAGAACTCCTTGCTCGGATTGACAGGCTGGAAAACCCAGTTGTAGTATCTAAGCAAGAACTACCAGAAGGAAATTAAATGGCTCGCTTACCAGTCGCACAAGAAAACACCGGCTTGAACGCTATGTTTGTTCCGTCAACTACTTACTACCTTGCTCTTTTTACAACAGACCCATCAACAACTGGTGCTTCTGGTGAAGTAACTGGTGGTTCATACGCACGTCAGTCAATCGCCTTCGGTTCTGCTTCATCTGGTTCACAGGCTTCAACAACTGCACAAAACTTTACTGGTATGCCAGTTCTTTCAGGTGGAGCGCCATACTTCGGTCTATTCACTGCTGCAACTGGTGGAACATACCTCGGTGGTGGAACAACAACCGGACTTAGCGGTGCTATTTCTGCTGGTTCAACTGTTGCTTTCGCTATCGGTGCGGTTACTACTTCGCTTTCATAATGGGCGGAGAACAACAGTTTTCTGCTACTGCCGTAGCAACCGTAATACCACCAACACCTGACGAGGACACATCCACCGAATCAGATAACTAGTAAAGGAATAGGCAAATGGATGCATTAAAGAACTTTGCTTACTCACTAGTTGCCACAGCACCATCACCAGCGACTAGCGGTACTTCACTTGTTGTAACTGCTGGTCAAGGTTCATACTTTCCAGCGACACCTTTTGACGCAACGATTTGGCCAGCAAGTGTTTTGCCAACCAATAGCAACGCGGAGATAGTCCGCGTAACTGCGGTAACAACTGACACGTTCACCATCACGCGCGCGCAGTACGGAACCACAGCACAAAGTATTGCCGTTGGCTATCAGATTGCACAGACAGTTGACGCAAATCTACTTAATCAACTAGCACCGCTTTCGGGCGCTACGTTTACCGGTAACGTCACCGCTCCTGCACACATAGCCTCTGGTATTACCGGCGCTACGGCTGCTTCTAGGTACGTTGGAGGAACAACTAACGGCGCACCGACTAGCGGAACATTTGCAGTTGGTGACTTTATTGTTGACCAAACCTCGACGTTCTGGGTATGCACTACTGCCGGTACGCCTGGAACTTGGTGGCCCCTGATTGAAGCGCACATGGTCAGTCGTTCAGCAACAGCAACCGCAGGGCCTAACGAAGTAACTATCTTTACTGGCTCTACCGCTTCACAGACAATCAGCGCAATAGGTTCACCTGTTGACGGTGCGACGTGGACAATCATTAACCGTTCATCAGTTGCAGTCACCGCAGGGTTCGGGTCAAGTTCAATGCTCCCACTCGGCTCTACGT